ATGATTGATGTCTTAGGGCCGGAGAAACGCAGACGGCGTACCACACAGGAAAAGATCGCAATTGTTCAGCAGAGCTTTGAACCGGGGATGACGGTCTCCCTCGTTGCCCGGCAACATGGTGTAGCAGCCAGCCAGTTATTTCTCTGGTGTAAGCAATACCAGGAAGGAAGTCTTACTGCTGTCGCCGCCGGAGAACAGGTTGTTCCTGCCTCTGAACTTGCTGCCGCCATGAAGCAGATTAAAGAACTCCAGCGCCTGCTCGGCAAGAAAACGATGGAAAATGAACTCCTCAAAGAAGCCGTTGAATATGGACGGGCAAAAAAGTGGATAGCGCACGCGCCCTTATTGCCCGGGGATGGGGAGTAAGCTTAGTCAGCCGTTGTCTCCGGGTGTCGCGTGCGCAGTTGCACGTCATTCTCAGACGAACCGATGACTGGATGGATGGCCGCCGCAGTCGTCACACTGATGATACGGATGTGCTTCTCCGTATACACCATGTTATCGGAGAGCTGCCCACGTATGGTTATCGTCGGGTATGGGCGCTGCTTCGCAGACAGGCAGAACTTGATGGTATGCCTGCGATCAATGCCAAACGTGTTTACCGGATCATGCGCCAGAATGCGCTGTTGCTTGAGCGAAAACCTGCTGTACCGCCATCGAAACGGGCACATACAGGCAGAGTGGCCGTGAAAGAAAGCAATCAGCGATGGTGCTCTGACGGGTTCGAGTTCTGCTGTGATAACGGAGAGAGACTGCGTGTCACGTTCGCGCTGGACTGCTGTGATCGTGAGGCACTGCACTGGGCGGTCACTACCGGCGGCTTCAACAGTGAAACAGTACAGGACGTCATGCTGGGAGCGGTGGAACGCCGCTTCGGCAACGATCTTCCGTCGTCTCCAGTGGAGTGGCTGACGGATAATGGTTCATGCTACCGGGCTAATGAAACACGCCAGTTCGCCCGGATGTTGGGACTTGAACCGAAGAACACGGCGGTGCGGAGTCCGGAGAGTAATGGAATAGCAGAGAGCTTCGTGAAAACGATAAAGCGTGACTACATCAGTATCATGCCCAAACCAGACGGGTTAACGGCAGCAAAGAACCTTGCAGAGGCGTTCGAGCATTATAACGAATGGCATCCGCATAGTGCGCTGGGTTATCGCTCGCCACGGGAATATCTGCGGCAGCGGGCTTGTAATGGGTTAAGTGATAACAGATGTCTGGAAATATAGGGGCAAATCCAGCAGCAATAATAAGACGGCGTTTCAACAGCAAACCCTCAGGTGTTTCAAATAGCTGTTCTTTTTACGGAAATACTTATGAACTGGCTGGAATAAAGTGCAAGAAAATGTGACTACTATCTCATTTTTATCTGACATGATCTGTTGTCACTCGCTGCCAAATTGTCGCGCTAAAGCTGATTAGCACGGTGATATTTGATACTCTGGCAGACAGCAGAAATAACGGATTTAACCTAATGATGAATGACGGTAAGCAACAATCTACCTTTTTGTTTCACGATTACGCGCAACACCACTGAGAACCGCCATGAACAAGGGCTTCATGATTTGTGATTTTAGTTTGGTACGCAATTTGGTACACAACACAATTTTTACTTCAGCGGGTAGTCATCAAACTCACCATAACGAGCATCGTTAATGATGTATGTGATCACCACAAACATCACATCTGGACTAGTTCCGTTTTCATGCGCAGGTATTTGTTCACGCCTCCCTTTCTGCAACCCCTAAAGATGAGATTTTGGGGTTTTGGGATATCTTTTATCCGCAGTTCTCTATCCATTATGCAAACCAGTAATGAACCATCACCGTGTGATAGTGAGGCATCTATCTGCCACGATAAGCGCAGAGAAATGATGCAATGGTGGGCGGACTGGATTGATGAAAAGGTGGAGTGATCCGCCTTAACCACTATCGAAGAGCACAAAGCCTTGCAATCCAGTGCAAAGCTTTGTGTGATATTTGCTGGTTATCTGTTTTTTATATAGAAATGATTATACCCATTGATATTACTATCTTTGGTATAACGATTCTTCAAGCTTTCTAATTCTTTCGAAAAGACCTCTCATTATAAATCTATCAAGCTCCTGATCTCTAAACTGCCAAAGATCACCAGCCGCTCTAATCAACTTCATCTCTCCATTCTTAACTAAGTTTCCAAATTCATCAATTTCAGTAACATATTCAAATTCATCATCCCAAGCATCATAACCAATAAATCCGTATTTTTTCCAATCAAGATTATTCTCCTCAAGTATTGCAATAACTTTCTGAACAGTCGTTCCAGCATGCAGTCTTTTAGATTCATCATCAATCCAAGACCAAAAACCTAGAACTTCTGCAATCTTCATTGCGGCATTTATTTCATCAGCGGTCATACCTCTAACTGCTGTCTTGAGTCTTGCATCAGAACTTGATTGCGTACCTCCGGCAAAATATCCAACATTATATCTGTTGCTCGCGCGCCCCAAATTTTGGGTTGCATCACCAGATGGATGCTGAGTTCCATCGGCTTTAAAAACATAACGATCACTTAAATCTGCAGAAGGAGAGCTTTTTAACGAAATGGTAATATCACCAATTGATGAAGGTGAAATATCACAACCAGAAAGAGTTGTTGCATTCCTCAGCATGAGATTTCTCTGCGGATGTGCATTAACAGGAATCACCTCTCCTTCCGTATCTATAATTACCCCGCCACCGTTATCTATATAGTTTGCAGCAACATTTCCTGACACATCTCCGCTACCAGTCATAACTATCATAGAATCTGTGCAGTTAACACCATACCTTCTGTTGTTTTTCGAACTTGCATTATTAGCTGCTACTGTTGCGTTGTAAACAGAATAGATACCATCTATTACATTATCGCTAGATGTTCCACCAGTGAAAGCTATGTTTCCACCATATGACGCTGATACTCCATTTCTGGCATTTAGATATGATCTACCGTTTTCGAAATTAACTTTTGATAACGCCCTGGCCTCAATACCATTTGTTGAGTTACCACACGCAACACCATTTGGCGCGCTTAACTCACTGTTATTAAATGACCAGAACCCATTCAACCCATTTCCTGAGCATACAGATCCGTTGGCCTGAATCGCACCACCGATATCAGATATAATCCCATCTTCACCATTACCAGAGCAAACCATGAATTTTCCTCTGATATGAGCTCCTTCCGCGTAAATACCGCGCTTTCTATTAGATGATGAAGCTATAAAATTACATACAACACCTGCTCGACCAGAAGCAACAAATCCCTGCTCCCCCCACCCTGATATAACAATATCAGGACCAATTGCTAAATTACCAGACATGTCAAATACTTTATTTGATGGATCTGGTTCATCAATTGTTATATCAGGCGTGGCAATAGTGAACCCATGCGCTCCAATTGTGCCTATAGATTCTGCTACCGAGTAATCACCAACAATGGCTACACCATCAATTGTATTAATACAATCACCACCTGACACGGCAAAACCATCACAACCAGTATATTTGAGAACCGACTTAATTATAGATACCGATCCTCCAGTTAATGTCGATTCAGGGAAGTTATCAAGATGGCAAGTATTATTTACTGTAACATTTGCTCCAGAAACTGACAGTACTTTCCATCCTCCACAGTGCATGTGATATGCACCGGTTCCTGAAACGTCATGTCTAATTATGATATAATCACCAACAGAAACATTTGAAGCATCAGAAAGCGATATCGTTACAGAATAATTTTTCTTCGAACCAGCAACTGATACAAGTGATGTTATTGATGTTTCATATTTGACACCCTTAATTGTCAAATTATGGGCGCCTATACAACTAACAATGGTCTTTTCTGTAAAATATGAATAGCCAGGGGGAATATTAACTGTAAGCCGCCCCCTTAACTCACATCTTGAAAACAACTTAAATAATCCAGAAACATCTTTTATTGACGGGTTTGCAACAAACTCACCAGGAGGAATAATTATAGTTCCTACGTTTGAACTTAAGGCATTTATAATTGCATTTGTTATGCTGCTGTCATTTACAATGTAATCAGCTATGCTGATTGACTCAATCATTTTATCATGAACAGTTCTTCTGTCTGACGACATGCCTGGTTGCTTTACGTTAACAAGGTTATCTCCAAGTCCATCCAATGGGCTTAAAAGTTGTGCACGTAGTTGATCTGGATCATACTTCAGCACATTAGGAAAATAGAACTGCTGCGCACCATACGCATCATAAACAGCCATAGAATGGCCTTGCACGGTAACGAATTTGGCAATCTGTCCGTTATATACTGGATACCCTGCGGCATTGATGACGATTGGCTGTGCAACAGGAACGTGAGAGCCGTCTTCGTTCTCCACATAGACCTGAATCTGGTTTTCAGGATTTACCGGGTCAGTGTCAATTTTACCGATATAAATTTTGCCATTGGCTACGGCTTTAAAAGAACGCGCCATAGTGAAGAGTTGCGAAGGCATGCTTACTACAACATTGGCTGTAATGTCTGTCATTTAATTTGCTCCAGATACAAGGAATCGCCGCAGCGTAGCTACGGTGAATTTTGGGCATAAAAAAACCCAGCCGAAGCTGGGTCGTTGCGTTGGTTATCTGTCAGTAGTTATGTACTGAAGGAGGCAATTCTTTATTCTTAAGTCTCATCCATGCGGAAAGATTCGTTGGTCCGTCTGGCTCATTAATATCAACATCTCGTGTGTGGTTTATTAAAACGTCTCTCGCCATTCCGATAACATACGAGAATTCATGACCGTAGTCGTAGCATCTGCCGGAATAGTTCGATTGAATTTGTTTTAGCGCCAGATACAGTTCGCGGAATAATGCCTGTGAGCGGTTGGCATAATCCCATAACCATACAAGGCTGTTTGCTTCTTTTGCAGAAAGCTCGTTGGTTTTCTTCTCTTGTTTGCCGATAAATTCACCTTCAAGCACTACCCTGTGGATGTACTCTACGGCTTGCGGTATCTGAGATGCATCAAGCTCTTCAATACTTTCCACATTGAAACGCTGATGAATCATTGCATAAGCTTCTGGGTACATTAGATGCTTTTTGCTGACTAGCATATTTACAGCATCACGAAGCGGAGTCCTGTCATCAACAGATGTTTTCTTACGTGCATTTTCTGCCTTTCCCTTTGTCCAGTAGTCATGCAGTACAGTAAAGCATTCTTCCTGGTACTGAATCAGTTTATCACGGATGTCAGCACGAACTTTCTCAGGGTTGATGCTGAACAGCCATCCATTTAACTTCTTCAAAGGAAGGCAGAGTAGCTTACGAAGCTTCCCATCAGCGGCAACCATGTTCATATGAACACAGTTGAATTTGCTAATCTGCTTCATGAGTTTTGTTTGCTGCGTTGACCAGCTCATTCCAAGGTTTTCAACGATTGGCTTCATCGCAACATATGCAACTCCGGCAGCCATGGCGGTGATAATTTGCTGACCGTTGAATGGTACATAAGAGGTGTTCACTGCTTCTAAAATTGCTATACTATTCATGTTGGTTTTTCTCCACGGATTTACTGACAACCGAAGCCCTGACTGTTCCCGCAGTTGGGGCTTCAACTTTACGCGCCAATGCGCCCTTCCTTCTTAAAGCTTTCCATTACTCTCTGATAAATCTCAGAGTTAACAGACCGACCATTCTCTTCCGCCACCTTGCGGACCAAATCCAATACTTCTTTAGGCCACCGCAAATTGAACTGCGGCATCTTGCTCATTCCTTTCATATTCACCTCACAATATAGGTCCACCGTGGACCTATTGAGAATATAGTAGAGTGCTTCTATCATGTCAATACACTAACTTGGAGTGATGGCATGGCTAGAGATGATCCGCACTTTAACTTCCGTATGCCTATGGAAGTAAGGGAGAAATTAAAATTCAGGGCGGAGGCGAATGGGAGATCAATGAACTCCGAGTTGTTACAAATCGTCCAAGATGCTCTATCAAAACCATCGCCTGTGACTGGATATCGCGACGATGCAGAACGACTCGCTGATGAGCAGTCAGAGCTTGTTAAGAAGATGGTATTTGATACGCTGAAGGATTTGTACAAAAAACCCACCTGAAGGTGGGTCCTATTTATTAGTCTTGCTTTGTTGATGGTATAAGAGATGCGTTTGCCTCTTTTGGCTTCAAGGTATACATCCCACCATTAAAAGGATCTACAGCAAGCCAACCAATTAACCCACCAAACACAAGGTTTCCACCAATATACCAGCCATTAGCATTGGCTTTGATTGGCAGGGTAACTGGTTCGTACCCATCCTTTTCCATAGTGATCTGGTAGCTCTTTTTGCCAAAATAACTACCATCTGACTTGGCAAGAGTTACTCCTTGCGGGGTCTTACCTTGCGCAACAATCACGCCTGATTCGTCTTTTACCTTAAAGCTCGCACCGGAAGGATTGCTGTTCACTTGCACAAGCTGCGTTTCGTCACCAACAATAGTTGCGCACCCAGATAACAATATAGCGCCAGCAACGACGCCAATAATCCTCTTCATATCAATTTCCATATTTAAAAAACCGGAAACATCCTAATGACAAACCATTCAAATGTGAAGTAGGCAAAAGATGTTTACTTTTTTCATGGTATCCTGCTCAAAACTAAGGAGGTTGGCGTGAAGCAATTTCTTACTGCTATGTTCTTATTCATATCTTTTGGGGCTACAGCAGAGTGCTGGGTCGTTGGAGATATGCGCGGAATAAGCTATTCAGAACGAAATAATTTCCATCCGGAAGAAGATGGTTTTAGTGGAACATTCATCATTAAGACAAACGGTGAAGATGCCAGCATCACATATTCTGGGACAGATGCGGGCGGCATGGCTTACAAAGCATTGTCTAAAAACTCCATCATAGGAATCGGCGCGAATGGCGAAACTCAACGCGTTATCGACTCATGGGTAATACATCCTACTGGAACAGTTTTAATGTCAAAAACCATTTCCGGTTATGGAAATATGGATTCAACCAAAGCTTTTGTTGGAAAAGTAAAAAGAAAATGTTAGCGATTGAATCCAATTTCCCATACGTTACTGCTGTGTTGCCTCAGTAGCAAACAGCGGTCTGATGGCATTCGCAGCGTTATTTATCGCTCTTTCATAGGCTGGTGTTCCTGCTTTGGTGTTTGCCAAACGAAGAAGCATATTCCTTGCTGCTTTGGACTCATACAAGCGCATCATTGCACCAAAACCAGCCTCAAGCCCCATTGATACGCCAAGGGTCGCAGTTGCGCCAATCGTCCTTATCCTGTTGGCTTGCGATTGCCCCGTCTGAGTTACTACATTTGCGGTGTCTGACCTTGCTGTTTGCTGTAGAACTTCATGAAGAGCATCAAGCTCTTTCATGTGCTTTCCAGAAAAAATAGTGTTGTAAATTTCACCGCCTGACTGAGATTTCAGCTTATTAACTTCAGTGATGAACTTGGCTGGAGAGTCCCCGGTCTTTTCCGCTATTTTGCTGACGTAAGCTGCACGCATAGCATCTTTCCCCTTATCATCCAGTGCGCTCCAGATTCGTTTCACGTCAGATGGTTTTCTGCTTAATACAACGGTATTTATAAGTTCAGGACTGGCTTCACTGCTTGCCTTGTTGAGCTTGTTGGCAATGTTTTTATTAAGCACCTTATTATAAACGTTTGCATAATCGGAATTTGCTTTAAGGTATTTTGCTGCGTCTGATGCACCGAGGTTTTTAGCAACTGCGTTACGAAGGTCTTTTGACATTGCATTCTCTACCATATTGGTAGCTGCTTTTGCCTGGTTGGGGAAGACCATAGCATCTCCCTGAACATTAGATCTAAATGCTGTTCTGTGCTGACGCAAGAGATCAAACGTAACATCCAAATCAGTTGCAGGGTTTGCTAATTCTTCACGTAGGTTACGCAAGGATGTAAGCAGGCTTTGATTGGCAGACGTCCCAAGCCGTTCCTGTCTTGCGATCGCTGTATTCAGAGCATTCATGGTATTTGTGGTATCAACTGCGGCATTACCCATTTTATTGGTGACGTCATTGATAACAGCGCCAGCGGCATCCTTCCGCCCCCTTAACGTGGTGGTCAGAGATTTCACCACATCATCAGGGTTGTACTCACCAAAACGGTCAAAATAATTGCTTACCAGCTTACTCCGCGTTGCATATTGCTCTGCTCGCTTTGAGCCCGTCCCGAGCAAAGCCCCCTCGGCATCCTGAGTAAGGCCGCGAGTGAAAGCATTTTTCGGCGGGATAACATCAGATGTCATTGGTGTCACGCCCATCGATTCTGATGTGGCAATTTTCTTCGCCACTTCTGGCGCAATATCACCTTTTATAGCCGTTATTCCACGCCCTATTCCCTTTGCTGCTGCGGAAAGAACACCCTGAGCGGCAAGGTTAACTCCGGCATTTTTAGCTGCATTTTGTGCGAAATCGCCTTTCTGATTTGCGGCCTCTGCCAGCGATCCAATAGCCATGCTTCCTGCCGTTCCAACTCCTGGAACTAAATACCCACCAATTGTTTCACCGGCTTGTGCGTATGGGTCTGTCGGTTTGTCTACTGGACGATAAACATCATCCAAAACTTTTGGCCCACCAAGCCCCTGACTGATTGCATTAATCAGACTTGCGCCACCCTGCAATACGTCAAATGGTATGTTTACCAGACCACGACCAGCCTGTTCTGCAATTTGCCCTGCACTTTGACCACCAGTGAGCCAATCGCCAGCTTGTTGCATCAATGATGGTTCTTCACGTACTGGTGCATTATTGGCCTGATTAACTGTTTGTTGCTGAACAACCTGACCAGCAAAATAATCATCAATGGCGGCTCCAATATCTTCCGTGCTCGTACCATCAGGGAAGGTAAATGTCTTACCGTTTGCAGTTACTTTCATCATTCCACCGTAAATTGAATGCCTGATTTTGAGGTATATGATCCAACCTGATTCCGTGGTTCTCCTGAAGGTGTCGAATCTTGTGCTGGCGCTGCGTCAGTATTCAATGACATATACCGCTTAACGGCACTCCCCAATGATTCACCTTTTTTAACATCCAACCCCAATATCTGACCGCCATTACGCGATTGTCCAGGATTGCCATTCGCGCTCATCCACTCAGCTTTAAACTCATTAAACTGCGCGTTTCGTCGCTCAAGGTTTGCCATTGCATCAAGCCATCTTGCGACCGTCTCAGGGTTATCCATGTCAGTTGGCGCACCCTGCCGAACGATCTCAACGTCTTTATCCGTTGCTGGGCCGGGAGGTAGGAATTTAAGAACCTGACTGTTAACAAGGGCATTTTGGCGGATGCGCAAATCACGCAATGTCGTATCGCTTCCGGTAAGTTTTGCGAACATGTTCTGTGCGTTACCGAACAAACCTGTCGTTGGTTTTTCTGCTCTGAACTGTTGAGCAAGCGCACTCATAGAATTGGCTGAGTTTGATGATGCTGTGGCATTGTTTACAGCCGTCTCGATGCCTTTTTCCATGTTTACTGACAGCTTAGGTGCTTCACTAATCAACTGCTGAGCCTTTTCCTGCGCTTGCTGCATCTTAAACCCGAACTCTTGCTGATCCAGAGCCAAGCGTTGTGCTGCGATATTGTGCCCAGTCATTGCTGACTGATAGGAAAGGTTTTGCCCTCTCGCCTGAAGTGCTTCACCAGCCTGATTGCTGCGGATTGTCTCTGCCAGCCTGCCTCGGTCAATTTCACGACCAGCCATCTGAACCGCCCCGGGTTTCCTGGAGAGTATTTTATCTGTGAACTCAGGCTGCCAGATCATTATTTCCGATGGAAGCATAATAAGCTTTTTCTGCTTCTGCCGGAGGAATATGGCCCAGCCTTTCCAGCAATCGTCGATTGTTATACCAGTCCACCCACGTTAGTGTGGCCAGTTCCACTTCTGTCCGGTTTTTCCAGCTCTTACGGTGTATTACCTCCGCTTTGTAAAGACCATTGATGCTCTCAGCCATCGCGTTGTCATACGAGTCGCCAGTACTCCCTGTTGATGCCAGTAATCCGGCTTCCTTAAGCCGCTGCGTGTAGGCCAGCGATACATACTGAGAACCTTTATCACTGTGATGGATTGTGCCGGACGGCCGACGGGCCCACAACGCCTGCTCCAGTGCATCCAGCACGAATGTTGTTTCCATGGATGATGAGACCTGCCATCCCACGATGTATCCGGCGAACACATCAATGATGAACGCCACATAAACGAAGCCCTGCCATGTGCTTACCCAGGTAAAATCAGCCACCCACAACTGGTCTGGACGTTCTGCCACGAACTGACGGTTTACGCGGTCGCATGCGGCAACGGCTTTCCGGCTGACGGTAGTGCGGACCTTTTTCCCCCGGAGAACACCGGCAAGTCCCATAACTGCCATGAGACGTGCCACAGTGCATCTGGCCACTCTGATACCTTCCCGTAACAACTGACGCCAGACTTTACGCACACCGTATACCTGGTGATTTTCATCGTATACGCGCTGTATCTCTTTCTTCAGCCAGTCATCGTGCTGCGCACGGGCACTGCGTTTATCCGGATGATGTCGCTGTTGCTGACAATGGTAATACGTTGACGGGGCAATATGCAGTTCGCTACATACCGGTCCGACCCCGTACTGCTCACGCAGCTTATCCAGCAGTGGCATCATTTTTTCCAGAGGCGGTCGAACTCCGCCTTCGCAAAATAAGCGGAAGCCTGGCGAAGGATATCGTTACTGCGGCGCAGTTCACGATTTTCACGTTCCAGCTCTTTCAGACGCTGACGTTCAGCGCTGGTGAGCCCACCATCACCGCCCCCGGTATCCCGCTCATGCTGGCGAACCCAGACACGCAGAGTCTCCGGCGTACAGCCAATCTTTGGGGCAATGGAACAAATTGCCGCCCACTGTGAGTCATATTCATCCTGACTTTCCAGAACCATACGAATCGCCCGCTGACGGACTTCGGGGGAAAAACGAGTATTTTTAGTCATCCTGTTTACCTCTTTCTCAGGGAGTTTAGTCTCCAGGATTTCCGGGGCGGTTCAATCTTATCCTGAACAGCAAACGCCTTTTCTGGTCCAAGCGCACCGAGAGACATAGTAGTCAGCATGTGTGATAGCTGCTCTGGATTCTGGATACCTGTCTGAATCATCCAGTCAGCATTAGCACCAACGCGATTTAACCTGTCCTTGTTGTCAGTAATGAATTTACTGTAGGCTTCCGGTCCCTGAGAAAGAGCGACGTTAGCCCTCATGGCTAAATCGCCCATAACCGACATCCTGCACAGGTTGAAGCCGTCAGGATGGCTATAGAGTTACGAAATGAGATGAATAAGGCATTAATGGAGATAGAGAAACCATTCACTGACAAACATTAAGAGTGGAAATAAAGAAATCACACAGCCTCACACTCGATGAGGCCTGTACATATCTGATAGAGCCGCTATATGGCGGTTTCTTTTTGCCTGGAGAATTAAGATGACCGATACCAGCCTGATTCCTGAGAAAGAAGTGATGAACAAGCTCGGTGTTTCATCACGTCAGACAATCTGGAACTATACCAAACGGCACGGATTTCCGAAGCCAGTCAGAACCCACCCCAAATCATACCTTCGTGAAGCTGTTGAAGGGTGGATTCTTAACGGTGGCGTTAATCAGAAATGCTCCTGATGTGCCAGAACAATTTATCAGCGTGAAGCTCATACGCTTTGCGCTGAGCCTCTATCCAATCGTGTTTATTGTACACGGACATTATCCCGCCAAGTTCATGACCGAGCATTCGCTCAGTAACATGAGGCTCGACATTCATCTCGGACAGACGTGTAACTGTCAACGACGGATGAAAAGTGATCCACTTATATCTCCACCAACGGCCCAATATTGATCCACCGTTTTACTCAGGATTAGCTTCTGCTATAACCCCGGCCTTTCGTTTCTGTCTGAGTCGATAGCTTTCTCCTTTGATTTGAACGACATGTGAGTGGTGTAAGATACGGTCCAGCATCGCTGAGGTCAGGGCTGCATCACCGGCGAACGTTTGATCCCACTGCCCGAACGGCAGATTGGATGTCAGGATCATTGCGCTCTTTTCGTAACGTTTAGCGATGACCTGGAAGAACAGTTTTGCTTCTTCCTGACTGAACGGCAGATAGCCTATTTCATCAATGATGAGCAGGCGGGGGGCCATTACTCCACGCTGAAGCGTCGTTTTATAACGCCCCTGACGTTGCGCCGTGGATAACTGAAGTAACAGATCTGCTGCTGTTGTGAAGCGAACTTTGATACCTGCACGGACTGCTTCATAGCCCATCGCTATTGCCAGATGGGTTTTCCCCACACCTGATGGCCCCAGTAATACGATATTTTCATTACGTTCTATGAAGCTGAGTGAGCGTAACGACTGGAGTTGCTTCTGCGGTGCTCCGGTGGCGAATGTGAAGTCATACTCTTCGAACGTTTTCACCGCCGGGAAGGCTGCCATTCGGGTATACATCGCCTGTTTACGTTGATGACGTGCCAGTTTTTCTTCATGAAGCAGATGCTCCAGGAAGTCCATATAACTCCATTCCTGGTCTACTGCCTGTTGTGACAGCGCAGGCGCTGCGCTTATAAGGCTTTCCAGTTGCAACTGCCCGGCGAGCGCCATCAGTCGTTGATGTTGCAGTTCCATCATCACGCCACTCCTCTGCAGAATGAGTCGTAGATGGAGAGTGGATGATGCAGGGGGGATTTGTCGAAGTTCACCTGATTTTCACCAGGATGCACGTCATACTCTTTTTCTCCGGAGGCAGTGCCAGCATGGACTGCTGCTCTTCGAGCCAGCGATCGCAGGGACGGGCCTGGATTGTTTCATGCTTTCGTTGGTTAGCGACATCATGCAGCCAGCGCAGACCGTGGCGGTTGGCTGTTTCAACATCGACAGTGATCCCCATCGGGCGCAGGCGAGTCATTAGTGGGATGTAAAAACTGTTACGGGTGTACTGCACCATCCGTTCCACCTTACCTTTAGTCTGTGCCCTGAAGGGGCGACACAGTCGGGGAGAGAAGCCCATCTCCTTGCCGAACTGCCACAGCGAAGGATGGAACCGGTGCTGACCGGTCTGATATGCGTCACGTTGCAGAACCACAGTTTTCATATTGTCATACAACACTTCGCGCGGCACACCACCAAAGAAGCGGAACGCATTACGATGGCAGGTCTCCAGCGTGTCATAACGCATATTGTCAGTGAATTCGATGTACAGCATTCGGCTGTATCCGAGAACAGCAACGAACACGTGAAGCGGTGAGCGACCATTACGCATAGTGCCCCAGTCAACCTGCATCTGTCGTCCGGGTTCAGTTTCGAACCGAACGGCAGGCTCCTGCTCCTGAGGAACCGAGAGAGAACGAATAAATGCCCTGAGAATGGTCATTCCGCCACGATATCCCTGGTCTCTGATCTCGCGGGCGATTACCGTTGCCGGGATTTTGTAAGGATGAGCATCGGCGATGCGTTGACGAATATAATCCCGGTATTCATCCAGGAGTGAAGCAACAGCAGGTCGCGGCGTATATTTTGGCGGCTCAGATTTTGCCTGCAAATAACGTTTAACGGTATTGCGGGAGATCCCCAGTTCTCTGGCAATCGCCCGACTACTCATTCCCTGCTTGTGCAGGATTTTAATTTCCATAACTGTCTCAAAAGTGACCATAAGCTCTCCTGAATCAGGAGAGCAGATTACCCCCTGGATCTGATTTCAGGCGTTGGGTGTGGATCACTATTGCACCGTTCGTGACAGTAACAAGCGTTCTTCTGAAATCATGTGTTCGCCAGTAACCTATATCCATCCCTCCCCTTATTCTATTTACGAATCGGTTGGCTGCAGCGATGCTGATCGGTTTGTTTATGTCTTCTCCAGGGAAAAGAACATCATTGTACGTTGTCATGGCCTTTTCGAGGAAAGGCTTAATTTGTTCGAAGATTGGACGGCGGATAACATTACCCATCTTGCTATGCTCTTTCGGTACGGTCCATACGTTGTCCAGCAGGTCAAACTCTGTCTTTGTTGCCAGCCTAAGCTCTGAGAGCCTCGCCCCCCACAGCATAAGCATCTGATGAAGTAGCTTATTTGACGTAGACGCACGGCTTCTTTCAATAGCAAGCCAAATCTTAGCCAGTTCGTGATACGACAGTACCCGATCCCCTACCTCAGCGCGGGAGCCGAAGTCCCTTGGTTGGATGCTCATAATTGCGCAACTATCTATCAACTGACGCCGCATGCACCAACTTATTGCTGATCTTAGTTGACTTAGCACCTGCCTTGCTCGGCGTGGATTATCTCTTTCTTCTTCGGTAAGCAGGTCAACCCATTGCTTAACCGTGATAGAAGATGCCGGACGATTAGGAAAGGCGTCATGCATGCGCTTCATAACCGTTGATCGGTAAAGTGCCTGGGTCTTTTCTCTGAGAGTTGTAGAGACGTAGTTGTCGAACCAGTAGTCGAGACACTGGGCGACCGTCAT